TATCCAGCATGAACTGCATGGCAAACCCTGAGCGACCATAGGACATCTCTCGTTCCAACAGGTCAATATCGGAGAACCGTGTAGGTTCGGTAGCCTTGCCTTCTTTCTCAGCGTCCACACAGAGGCTCTTCACAGCCTCGTTATAGCTCTTGGCGTTCTTCTCAGGGGTAACATACTTAGCAGGCCATATACGAGCCATATAGCCCCGTTCTTGGAGCTTGTTGTAAATACTGTCCTCAGTCTGAGGTGTTCCTAGGAATATAATCTTAGAGTCATCCTCTGGCTTTAGGATAGCGTCGAACTCCTTGACTTGTTCGCTAAGCTTTTCCCGCATGGTCTGGGTAGCACTGTTGTTGGCTACCTCGATGTCATCTGCAACGATGATGTCCGCACGGGAACCCGTAAGCTGTGAGGTTATACCCAGCGATTTAACGCTAGGTGCGTGAGACGCGGGCGCCGGCCCAACGTCGAAGCTAATCTTACTGAACCGCTGTTTATCTGTGGGCTTCAGGTGAGCCAGAAAGGGTATCTCGTGTATGAGACGCAGAGTAAACGTAGAGAAGTCGTCAGAACGTGTTTTGGACGCAGAGACAACTAAGAAATTCAAAGAGGGGTTCAGGAATAACTGATGAACCACATAGGCAGAACATATCCAAGACTTACCGACACCACGAAACGCCTCAATGATAACACGCTTCTCATCACCTTGCATGAAGTCAGCTATGTTATATTGAATAGGGGTTGGCTCTGGAAGGTTTAGGTGCTTCCAGACGAGGAACAAGAAGTTCCTAAAGTCTTTGAGTTCTTCCATTATTTATTACGGGCGCGGTTCTTTGACTTGCTTTGTATCCGCAAGTTAGTGCGACTGTTATTGTGGGGGTTACGGTCGCGGTGGTCAACGTCTTTCCCCTGCACTGCTGACTTGCCGTGTGTTTTCACAGCTAGGCGTCTTGCCTTGTTACGTGAGGAACGACGGGCTCTTTGCGTGGCTGACCCGTGGTAGTCTTGGTACTCTTTTTTATAGTTTCTCATTGGCGGCAAGCATTACGTGTTCGGAGTCGTCTCGAAATGGCAACATCTCTACGAGGTTACCTAAAGGATTATCGTTGGTAACCTGTGCGTGTACCCCGTTGTCCTTGAGGAACTGACGGGCGGCATTGAGGTCACTAGGTGTTGCCGCACCTGCTTGAATACGCTCAATAAACTCATTAATAAGCATATCTTGAAGGACATTAAGTTTTTCTGTTTTTTCACTCATTTTTCGTTTCTCTTGTTATGAAAATCAAAGAGTATCTTTACTTTATCGCTTAGACTTTCGAGGGTGTAGTGCATACGGGCGAGGATAATTACGAGGGTTACAAATCCCAAGGCTATAGGCCACAAGGTGGAAATCCATTCACTCATCTGGGCTAAAGAGTTCCTTGAAGATTTTGATGATTAGATAAACAAGAGTCGTAAGACCCACAGCTATACCTACTGCTAGGTTTAAATCTCCTAGGGTGATTGTCCCAAGGAGTCCTGTGATGCCTATGGCTGATGGAATATGGTCGGAGTTCATGTTATTATGCCTCCAGCGCCTCTATGCGTGTTATTAACTGTTGTATTACAGATATATACATAGCGTCCTTTTCACCTAACTTAGATGTAAGAGATAAATTATCTGGAATAAGACCGTAGTCAGCACTGTTTTCTGAAACGTTTATTTCACCAACCAAGTTTTCATCTATCGCTTTGACGTTTTGAGCTATGAACCCTCTATTGCCTGTTCTGCCGTTGTGAGCCTCTGCATTTTTCCAATCAAAAGTCTTAGGTGCGTACTGTTTAAATTTAGCTATATCATAGGCGTAATCAGCAATATTTTCTTTTAATCTTTCATCAGAGTTAGATGCTATAGTGGTGTCTGTAGCTGTTAAATCTCCAGTAGTTCCAATTCTAAAATGTTCAGTTCCGTTAGTTTTAAAACCTAAAGAATGGTCTGCCGAAGGATTGGCGGTAAACATAGAGCAATTAATACCACCTTGAGTCATTAGCTTTATTTCACATTCTGTATTAATTGGACTTTGCGCAACTATTTCTTCTGTTGGGGCGCTGTTACTTCCAATTCCAATTTTACCATTAGGAACAATTAAGTTACCATTAGAGTCAAAGGGATTACCAGCAACCCCCTGTATCCCCTGTGTCCCCTGTATCCCCTGTGTCCCCTGTATCCCCTGTGTCCCCTGTGGCCCTATACCTTCAATTTCTGTAGAAGCGTTCTCAGAAACTTCCTGAGCCACAAACAAACCTTGTTGGTAAGCTGTGTCGAGGTCACTCTCAGACAGCCTAGAGCCGTTCTGGAAGTCCACTAGCTGTGCTGTAGAGCTATTACGCCACACACGTATCTTTGTGTAGGAGCTAGGAATAGTACTGAGTTCAACGGTTTTCGCTGTGTCGTCCGTAGCGGCGATTGTGAGGTCAGCCCAAGTAGACCCGCTGTACCCTTTCGCTTTTACATCTGCAATCGCGAGGTATTTAAAGGGTATTGCAAACACTTTCTGTCCTATTTCGTTTGTGCCAGTTCCACTGGTAGAGTATTCAACATATGAGTTAGCCATGATTGTTTTCTTTAGTTAGAGTTATTGGATTAAGCGATATTGTGCTTTGTCTTGTTGTAGTTGGTAGATAGAATCTTTAAGCTCTGGGAACTCTTCAAGCATCTCGTAGCGTCCCTTGCGACGGTAGGCACGTACCAGACGTTGTACCGCTTTAATTCTTGGGGATAGCTCACCGAGGTCACTGTCGCTTTCCTTTGGTAACGATTGGTAACCTTTGTCTTTAACCATCTCACGTAAGGACTGACGCATGGTCTTTCCTCCGATTTTGGTTGTGCCTGAGAGCTCCAAGTAACGGTCAAACGCTTGGCGTCCTTCCGCATTGTATACGTCGCGCATTTCAAGGGCGTTATATAGCTTGGTGCTAGGCTGACTAAAGCCGTGTTGTAGTCCAGCTAGTTCTTTGTCTACAGGGTCTTTGCTTTCCTTGTTGAAGTATATTGGATTTAGAACGCCTGTCATATAAGGGCTGTTCGTGTTCGTTATGACCTCACCTAGGAAGTTCCTGCGTGACGGAAGGGTAGCTTGTGCTATCGGCATCTTCTTGAGCCAGTAGTCAAAGATAGTACGTGTTTCCTTGAGCTCACGCTCGTCAGCCATGTTCTGAATCTGAGTAAAGAATGTAGGAGCAAAGCCACCAACAATATTACCAGCGAATGGCTTGAAGTTACCTACAGGGTCACGAACTAACTGAAGCAGTGTATCCAAGCCCTTAACGTAGGACTTGTTAGTTACGTTCTGAGTTAGAGACAGAATACTTAATGCCACCATATCTTGGCTAACTATGTCTTCTACGTCGTGGTACTGTTGACCTTCAATGATGTCAGCAAACAATCCAAGGACTGTAGCGATAGGGTCAGCCCTTTGGTAACTGTAGTAAGTGCCGCCTACTTTGATTGAGTAAGGTCTCCAGCCTGACATACGTAGGCTTTCAAGTTCGTCTCTGTTAGGTGGCCCACCGCCTGTAATCATGCCTTTGTTGGCATTCATGTAGTAAAGGATAGATGCGGTTGCCGCCGTGCTGACAGTAAGTTTACCTATAATCTGAGAGCGAACCATTGGGTCTTCACTCATAAGCTGTTTGGTAAGCTCTGCTCTCTTTGCTTTGGTTGCTACCATGCCGACAGTGCCTAACGGAGTGCGGTCAATAGAGAACTTTAAGATGTTCGTAGGAGTACGCAGGAACGGAATAACAAAGTTAAGTGTTCTCCAAGCTCCTCCTTTATTCTTCAAAGTATTAAGAGTATTAGACAGCGTTCCAATTACGCCCTCATTCTCAAGGTCGTTAGTAAACGTTGTCTCCTCAGCGTAGCCCTTTGCGGCATCTGCAAGACCACCACGGGTCTCATCGAATGGGTTGTCTTTGAGATACTGAGCAATGAACTCTTCTTGCTCTTTACCAAACTTTAGTCCTTGGGCTTGTGCCGCATCAACAGCATCCATGTAGATGCCCTTTTCGTTGTAAGCTCTAGCACCCTTGGTGATAAAGTTGTCGAAGTTCTTGGTTACATACTCAGCAACTTCTTCGCCTGACTTGGCTCCTTTTTTCATTGCGTCATAGGCGAGGTTTGTCTTCACATAAGAACGGTAGTTCATTTGCTTGAAGAACTCATCACCAAACGCTAGGGCGCGGCTAGGAACATTAACTACTGTGCCTAGTATATTTATAGATTTAGCTAAAGTTCCTTCTCCGTCTTTTGCGATTGCCCTGCGACTGACCTGTCTGTCCTCGAAAGCTTTGCTTCCTTGAACAAGTCGAGACTCGCCTGACTTAAAGGTTTGTCCAGCGATTTTTAACACATCAATGAAGGACTCCATATCAAAGGCATACTTCAGCGTCGCTTTTGCTAACTGAGGGTTACCTGTGAGCACCGCACCTACTGATTGCTCAATAGTACGGATAGCTAGAGTTAAGCTGTTACCTAATAAATTGACCACCTGAGTAGTAGGCCCTGAAAGCAAGGAGTTCATCCATACTTCCATAGTAACATCCATAGCTTTACTACCGAAGGTTTCTTCAGCGGTGTTCATTGCTTTCTTGATGTTGGCTTTAGCCTGTGCCTTGTCCTTAGAACCTTTAAGGAGTTGAACCATCTTTTCAACTGGCATTGTACCAGCACGGTTTTCATTTACGAACTTGTCATAGTCCTTGGGTTGGGCAGTCTTAGCATCAAATCCAATGCCACTCTTGATGCGATACTTGCCGCTTGGGTTTAGAAGGAACTTACGTTGTACTAAGGTTAGCCCTGCTTCACGTCCCATCAACGACCATATCCGTCCTACCTCTTGCATCTGGTCGAGGGTAGATAGCAACTGTACTTCTAGTTGTTGCTTGTTAAGCTTAGGGTTTACAAGAGCTTCGTCAGCTTGGTTTGCTAGGTCAACAACGTCGGCAGTCATTACGTCCATAAGCTTGTAGACCGCGTTCTGTACGTTGCGGTAGTTGCTTAGGTCTATTTGGTCTGTAATTCTACCAATAGTAGCCGCGTAGTCTCCTGCGTTGCCTCCTAGTGTATCTATTACATCAGCGTTTTCAGCTATTAACTCTTCAGCACTTACAGTCTTAGCTGTAGGGGCTTTCTCAAGGTTCTTTGCTATGGCTTGTACTAGGGCAACCGCTTGGGTTGTATTGCGGATACCTCGTGCAAAGTTAGCGATTGCTCCGTCGCCGCCTGTCTCAAGGTCGTTAGCCATACGAGCGATGCTTTCTTCGATGTTCTGGTCGAGTTGGCGTTGTCCGAACACAGGCTGAGGTTGAGGTGCTTTTGCACGCATTTCGTCAGAGATTTTGATACCAAAGCCCCCTTCGAAAGCTTGTTCTTCAAAAATTCCTGCCACCCTATCGTCCATTAATGCGTCGTCTAATCCATCTGCCTGACGCCTCATGTACTCCATGTTGTCTATCTCACCCGCATCTAAAGCGCGTTGGTCTTCAGCGGCTTCTTTCTCAATTTGTTTGTCAATACGAGCCTCTCCGTCTGAGTGTTTAAGCTCAGTAAACTTGGGGTCTAAGTTCTTAGCCGCGGCGAGTAACGCCTTTTTGTGGGTAGTGTCATAGAAACCAAAGTTGGTATCTTCATTTCCTAATATTCTTTTAATCATTTTGCCTGATGGCAACCATACTTCGTCGTATCCTTGCTCAGCGGCTAGCTTGATTGCTTGGCGTGCGGCGTTGTTTTCATAGCCTTTCTTAAAAGGGACATTTAGTTTGCTTACATCTTTACCAGCTTTTTTTGACTTTCTATAACCACTTAATAAGTCCGACTGAATCTCTTCAATATATAGAACCTTACCCCCTGTTTCTGGGTTTACTCGGTCAGAGGTACGGATGTGATAAATAACGTCTGTTCCGTAATGAATACCCGCATTTGAATAAGTCTTTTTGTTAAAGTCTACCGTTGAAGGGGCATACCCTGACATATTTTCTGCTTCTGTTCCTACATCACGAAGAATGAAGCCCCTGATATTTTCTGGGTTTCCGTATTGAACATGGTTGGCAAACGTATTTATTTTCTTTTTTCTTTTTAATGCGGCTAAATCTCGTTCACCCTCTACATCATACGCAAAGCCGTCCCCTTCTTCAGTTAATTTAGCTGTTTCAAAATCAAGGTCTTCGGCTGTTACTTCACGGAACTCATGGTTATACATGTCGTTCAATAGGTCATCAAAGTCCTCTTTGCTGATTTTATCTTTGGGACTACCGCCTTTGAAGTAACCATCAAATCCTAGGAACTCTAACTCTTCCTTGGTTCCTTTAGGGCCTACTTTAGTAAGCGCGTTGAAAAGCTGAGAGAAAGGTATCTTTCCGTTCTTATCTACATACTTATTGTTTGAGAATAGAGCATCAACAGCCATCCTAGTGTTACTCTCAAAGCCACGTTGTCCCATCGTAGAGCTATTCTCAGCACTAAAGGCTCTGCCTCTCAGACGTGCATCCGTAATTGAGTCAGGCATACCTTTACCTTTTGCTCTTTCAATGTCTGAAGAACGCTGAGACTTGCCTTGTATACGAGGGTTTTTGTCTGTAGTTGACTCTCCTCTTAGGATACGCTGGTTCTCAGTATATTCCTGTAGGCGCATTGAGTTGTTCTCTGCTTTACCTCCTACGCCGCCACGGTTACGCAGGTAACGCGCATAGGCTTCCTTTGGAGTAACACCGCCTTGGTTGACAGCGTTTAAATAAGATTCAGCGTCTACATAGGGTGCTGTGCCTTCTATTGCACCGTAGGGTCGTGCAGGAGGGATAGACTT